AGTGAAAATTCTGACATGGCAAAATCCTGGGCAACTTTTTGTTGCTCAGGAACTTATAAATAAAGTTAAATTATAGTGTTGCGGAATTAAGGAAAACAAAAAAATATTGTACCTTTGCAGTCACGAATATGGCTCATAGCCATACTTCTGTAAAGTATAACAAAAGTTGGACCGCTTCTGTCTGCGAGGATGGAAGCGGTTTTTTGATTTAGCTCTTTTACTTTCGCTGTCAACAAGAAGATGGCGTAACCACCACAAGCAGGAGTACGTGCAGCATAGAGCCGATAACAATAGTAAATCCGTAGCGACAAATATCATCCCACTCAATACTCGGTAGCTTATAACGCTTCCATTGATACACCTCACGCAGCACCATTACGGGCAACGCGAGAACGCCTACGAATATAGACGCAATAAACCATCCGATAGCACCTTGTCGGTTTCGCTTATCCTCGTCGTAGCCTTCATCGACTACACCGAGCTTGTCTGCCTTGTAGAAAATAAAGAGCGTTGTCGCTCCCAAGATGATGCAGTTCAGTAGCATCAGAATTTCTCTTATGTTCATGTTTTTCTCGTGTTATTCGATTGTTATCCAAATCTGTTCTCCTCTCTCGTCAGCAGCTTTCAGAATAGGGTAGAGCTTGCGGAACGTTGCCTTTGAGTTGAGCACCTTGCCCCTCTCCTTATTCTCGCCGACAAGGATGCAGCCCTCCGTGTCCTTTGCCGTGTTACCGATGTGTATCAGCACGCCCTGATAGCCGGGCGTATTGCACAACCTTGGCAGTCGACCCCTGCAGAACTGGTACTGCGACCGACCTCCGAACCTCGGTGATACCGTCTTCATGTCGACGAGGTATCTGCCAGTCGGTATGGCGGTTTCGCCCTTAATCTTCACTCCGCATATCTGCGCCACCGACATGTTAGATGTTAGTCCTCTGTCCTTGTCCTCGAGCGTGTCGCAGACATACTCGCCATCTATATACATCTTGCCGATGGTATATGTCTCCTTCTTTGCTATTCGTCTTACTTTTACTTCCATAATATTTGAATTTTTGTTGTTAATCGTATGTTGTTATTTCCAATCTCTCGGGGTAGCCTGCTGTGATGTCATACTTCTCAACCTCTTCAATGGTTGTCAGATTACCTATTGCTGCTTTATGTCTTGCCGTAGTGTCAAAGCACTGGACAGCGTACATCTCAATGGCTGAGAGTAGGCTTATCGCCTTGTTGCAAGTGAGTATTAGTTGCGTATCGCCAAACCACAATGTGACCTTTTCCAACCCCGAGTTTTGGGCGATAGTAGTTGAGTTCATAAGACCGACACGTGTCGCCTTGTCGAGCCACATTTTAGTGCCGTCTACCAAAAAGCTATTCACTGCGTCGGACGTGTCGTAGGCATCTATCTCCGCTATTTTCTGTTCCTTCGCTGTCGCAAGCTCTGATGCTGCAAGCTTTGCCTTAAACTCCTCGAACGCAGCCATAACCTCGTCCTGCGTGTATTCGCCACTCCGTACCGAACACTCCCAACACTCGTATGCGCTCATCTCGACATTCAACTGCTCGTCGAGGTGATAAATGGTCAAACCTCCCAACGCATATTCCTTTTTAAACAAATCCGCAGGGATAAACGTGCGGACAAAACTAATCGTTTTCTTCATATTCTTTATTTGTATTTATTGTTAATTTTCCGCTGCTCGCGGAAAACGGAAAGATAAAGAGATTAACAAGCGAAGACTGGCAGAGCCATGTGGCTGAACGACTTGAAGTAGTTGTTCGGACTGGAACTAAAGTACCAAGCGTACGTGGCATCGCCCTGCGTCGATGTCCATTTCCATTGAGAGAATAACGGACTGAATAATTTTGCATTACTGCCATGCAGCATCCTTACCACCTCGTCCACAAGAGTTTTGTTCACATTCGCTTCCGTCATCTGTCCAACCGTCAAAATAAAGCCATGCAACTGAACATCCGCCAAATCCACCGTCTGCTCATAGGCGTAAGTGAATAGAGGTATAGACAGTCCACGCTCTTCCGCTTCATCGCGCACAAGTTTTGACTGTTTTACGCCATCGTAGTACAGTGCATCTTTTACATTGTTGCCGTTTAGAGGAATGTTGTTAAACCGCGCATTCTGTGTACACCACTGCTTATTTGGATAGCCAGCCTGCAAGGCTGCGGGCGAGAAACCGAAACAGTTGTTGCCATTAGCGAGGTTCTGCGTCACGAGTTTTATGAGGACCGCTTCTTCCGCGGTCTTGCCAGCCGCCTGCCATTCATCCGCCGTATATTGCGCTCCAGTAGCGTCAAGAATAAACACGCCTGACGTAGTAGGGTAGTAGTGGAAGTAAAGATTATGTTCTGCCACATCTGCCACATTATTCTTCTCATATACGCCATGAAAAGCATAATAGCCGTCTTTCTGTGCAGCGGTAATCTTGTACTTCTTGTTGTACGGCACGCGGAACGTTACCTTTCCTTCGCTGTCTGTTTCCGTTGTTGTGGTGTCGCCATTATCAATGGCACAGGTTACTGCTACGCCTCCGAACGGACTTACACTTCCGTTCTCAGCCTTGTCTATCGTTACTACCACAGAGGCTTGCTCGTCGCTTATCGGCTTATACTCCACGTTGATGTCGCGTACTCTCAGTGCGGCGGTATAGGTAAGAGAGGGAAGAGGGTCACAACCTTTCAGCTCTTGGAAAGCTATTCTGTACATCGTTCCTCTCGGGATTGCGAACGACACCTTGCCGTCGGCATCCGTTGTGTATTTCGTGAATGCCGAAGAGCCATTAAGGAATACGTTTACCGCCACGCCTTTTACGCTTACTCCTGCAACAGATGTCGTAATGGTGATATTCACTCGTTCCTCCAAGTCCCACTGCTCAAAGTCGAGAGTGCTGACATCGCCATTTCTATCAGTCACTACGAGCACGTTGCCCCTTAGCTCGGCGTTTACTCTCTCCGCTTCTGTAGTCGCAACCATAGCTTTCTTGGCTATCTCTGTTGCCACGGCTGCTGCGTCAGTGGCGGTTTTTGCGGCAGAAGACGTATTGGATATTGCTTCGGACACACGTTTCTCACGCTCGGCATCAGCCTTTTCTCGCTCCACCTCTGCGTTCTGACGAGTTGTCTCCGCAGTTTCTCTCGCTGTTTCCTGTCGTACACGCTCGGTTTCCGACTCCTGGCGGATGCCCTCCTCGCGACTGCGTGTAGCCTCTGCTTCTGTGCGCTGTCTCTCGGCTTCGGCACGCTCGTTCTCTGCGGTGTTTGCCTTTTCTATCGCAGCATCAACAGCTTTTATGGCTTCGTCAGCCTTGCCGACCGCAGCATTTGCAGCCTCCGAAATCTTGTCAAAAGCAGCGGCTCTCTGCTCTTCGGCAGCCACACGTGCTTCCTCGTTGGCTTTTCGCGCTTCCTCGTTGGCTACACGTTCCATTTCGCTCTCCGTGCGCTGTGTCTCCGCTGTCTGACGTGTAGCTTCACTTTCTGTGCGTTGCTCTTCTGCGCTTTGGCGGAGTGTTTCGCTCTCCACGCGCACATCCTCGCTTGCCTTGACGGCTGCTTCCGTATCTCTTACCGCAGCAATGGCAGCGTCGGCATTGGCAATAAGCTCAATGATGGTTGCTCGCGAGGATACAGGAGGAAGGACGACAAGCGCTGTGTCTACGGCAAAGCCCTCAATCTTTACATCCATGCAGCCCTTGTTTGCATTACCTCCGTTATCGCCCTCGATGTTGGTGTCACCCTCGGTAGTGCCACCTTCAAAAATGGTATCGCTGCTTGCGTTGTTGTCAACGATGGCGAACTGCTCATACTCATAGCTTCGCCAGTTGGCACCCTCCGATACGCCCGTCACCTCCAAGGCGTATGTGCCTAACGACAGTGTTGTGCCGTCAACGTCAGCCAAGAGCACATCATTAGACTCCTTGTCGATGATGTAGGGGAGTGCGGTACGCTTGTACTTGCTAACGACGTGCACCGCGATGTCGGTGCAATCGGTCAACGGGAACGATACCTGTTCACCATTGACTATCTTTTTTACGGGTATGCGCAACGTAAAATCGTTGCCTCTAACTATTTTCTTCATATCTTATTCTTTTGATTGTTCTTCTTCTGTTGTGGTTATAGGCTCGTCAGCAGTAGGTTCTCCTCCTTCGTCGCTGTGCGCTATTGGAGCTGAAAATGGTACGCTATATCCATTCCATACAATAGCATACGTTTTGGCGTTTGAGACATATACTAATTCGCAGGTAAGAACTGCCATCCATCCGCTTTCAAGCCAGTAGGGATGAGTTACGTTGCTGCCTCCGACGAGCGACGTGTAGCCAACGAGATTGATTGTTATCGCCGGACTTGTATTGTTTCTTACAACAAATGTCTGTCCGAGACACGTCGCCGCTTCTTCGCTTGTCACACCAAGGCTGGCATCGCTTGCGTTCGGATTGTGAAATGGCGGAATTATTGTCGGGTATTTACCTCCTGTCTTTTTGCCGATGTCGCCCGAAAACTCAACAAAGCTACCCGTCTTTACAAAGTTTAGTCGGATATATCCATTGATCGGGTTTTCTTCTGTGTAGCCTTCCAACTTGTCGGGGGTAATGATAGTCTTCTTCTTACGTATCAGTCCAGAGAAGAGACCTGCGCCAACCTCCAGCAAGCCGTCCTTATTCACGCTCGCGGTTGTCTCGCCGCTATTATTACGCACCTCGAACTTGTCCGCAGTTGCCGTTATCTTGCCGTTCTCGATGTCTAAGCCCGTGCGCAGTAGCTTTGCAGCAATGCCACTGTCCTCGATAAAACCACTCTTGCCCTCTATCCAATCGGTAGGCGTTGCACCGACCTCCAGCTTCGGCATTGTCACCCACGCCTTACTGCCTTGCAAACAACGGATTAAGACAGCATTAGGTATGCCAGTGCCCTCCGAACGCCAGTGTACCCAATAACGCTTCCACTCGTCCGTAAGAGGTAAACGTCGACCTCCATCGACGTTCTGTGTCGTCGTATCGCGCTCGCTATCTTCGGCGAATATGCTTAGATTAGAGCCACTCCATATGTATGCGTCGATGTTGCCACTACCTTTTGCCATAAAGGAGAGTATGTAGTCCTCATCTTTTTTGATGATGGTATTCACGCTCCATTGTGCCATCTCGACGTACCCGGACGCTCCGTACGCATATATAACGGAGCAGCCATTATTGTACGACTCATTAGTGACTATCGAGGCATCCAAGCGCATCAGGTTGCCGACTTTGGTAAACGTGCGCGTGTTGTCGAGGAGATTGCCGCCGATGTAGTTGTAATCATTGGGCGAAGCACTCCAACATACGAGATCCTTCGCTGTGCCCTCAATGAGTATAGGGTGGGCGATGTACGCCTGCTGGCTTGCGGTGGAGGCGTTAATTTTCAAGCAGCCAACAGAAATCCACTCATAAGATGCGTTCTTAGCAACGGTGAATGTGCGCTGATAGAGGTGCCAGCCTTCACTCGGAGTGACTGCATCTGCACCTAAATAAGCACTGCCATTTGGGCCTGTATAACCAGCGGGGTTGGTTTTATCAGTGGCGGAAGATTTCCATTTTACTTCGGCTGCGAAGCTCACACTAACAGACTTGGCTTTTGTCCAAAACGAGATGGTGTACGTCTTGCCCTTCTCGACATGTATATTACCCAAGCCGACACCGCCACTTTGCCACACTGGGCCAGCAGCCTTCGCCTCGGGCAGGAATACTACATTAGCTCCATCGTGTGACGACGTGCGGTATATTTTAGCTCGCAGAAAGTCTGGGCCTAAGCCTCGTTTATTGAATGTAGAGCCTGCAAGAAGGTTGCGCCGATCGGCGAGAGCATAGCCCACCTTCAGAGATATCTCGCGTGCCGACTGCAGGATCTCGGAAGAGTATTGTTGTAGTGCAGAGCTTGTTTGCAGTGGCATACCGTCTACCTTATTCGTCAGTTCTGTGTAGTTTGACTGCATCTTCTTCGCATCTGCCTTTAGTCCACCGAAATACTTGGTGTAGTCTAAGTGCCACGTCAGGCGCACGACGAACGTCTTGCCACCCACCACCACCGACACATCGACATAGCCATCGGTGTAGTACATAGTATTGCTACCGGTGCTGTATGTGCGTATGGAGTTGATACGAACCGATGTGCCCGACACACTTGCCGTGCAGTTAACAGGCGTTTTGATAGTAATAGAACTTGCGCTCACGACGGCACCACCCTTGCGGCACACTACTGTAGCATAACCATAGGTGTTGATGCCGCCCGATGTTGTGCCGGATGGTACTCCGTCATCAGAAGTAGAGATAGTGATAGGTGCACCTTGTAGCTCAACAGTGTAAGCATCAGTGCCAGCTGTTCCCTTGTCACCCTTGTCACCCTTGTCACCTTTATCCCCCTTGTCGCCATCTTTCACAACCACAATGGTTATTTGTCCCCTTGCAATTACTGTTGCCATACCTTTAAGTTTAGAAAATAGGGTGAGGTGCCCTATATTTTAGACACCTCACAAGTAAATGTACCTCTCACGGAAACATCAGCGGCCGATACCGTGACATACGGCTTTGTTGACGCATTCACCGGACTTGTTGTGCCAGCCCAGTTCGTTGCTACGCCGTTCGAGTTGTACTTAGTCCACTTGTACTGAAATTTGCAGGCGTGGGTACTATCAGCCTTAACAGCCATACCATCTTCGACCACCTGACCATCTTTCCATACTTGTGCGAATAGCTCTGTTGACTGAGCACCATTGACAATCTTATCGCCAGAGGGCGACTTGATATATACGACGTAGGGGTCGCTGGCATCGAAGAAAGTGATGATGGCGTTAGCGGTATCAGTACCATCCTTCACCGTGCAGCGGAATGTCTGGAAGTTCAGCACATCGTTGGCATTCACATTCAGCGTGCTCACACCACCCGATGTAGTGACGTTGCCAGCTGCTACTGCACTCCAGGTGCCAGCACTGATATTGAGCACCTCCCACGTCATGCTTGTCAGTGTAGTGTCTTGCACATTGCCGCGGAAGAATTTAGCCACAGCACGCAATGGCTTGGAACTGTTTGTAGAGTCGAATGTGTTGCCGTCAGGAGTCTCTATCTGCACCGTCTGTAAAGCACCACCCGACTTTGCCAAGCTGATGGTCAGATAGCCTCTGCACTCCGTTGTGGCTTGTGTTTCAGGGTCGGTATAGGTACATGCCCACTCGATATTCTTCACGCTGCCATTCTTCGCAATGTTGCTGACGATGTTGAGTTGATACGACTTGCCCTGCACTGGTGTCGCTGCTGCGCCGTCTACAGTCCACTTCCAATTGGTACAAGCTGCTGTCGAAGCTTGGTCGGTCGAGCTACCCGTCACATACACACGAGCTGTGATGACGTTAGGTGCACTTGTCGAGTAGTTTGGAGTGTACACACCAGTATCGGGCGTGAAGATCTGAGTCTGACCCTGCGAAGCTTGCGTGAAACACTGAACGGCTTTGCCGTCGTTAAGGTCAACGATTGTAATTTGACCATTCGCTAAAACTTTTGCCATATTTTTTTGTTTTTTAAATTGTTAATAAATATAAGTCGTTATAAATGAAATATCAAAACGCTAAATCCAATACCTCACACTCGAACTGCGCCTGCCTTACGACATCGTCACTACTCACAACGCAGACTCTACCGATACCCTCATGCAGAGTATTCCACGTTGTATCATCTGCCGTATCTGCCGATTGTCTTCGCCACGACCACGCGCTATTGCTTATGGTGTCGCTTATGTCCTCGCCGTTGCGTAACAGCTTAGCTTCGAGAGTCAACTGCCCGGTGCCGTTAATCATCACCGTGCCCGAACTACTCGTTATCACTATTTGGTACGCCAAGCCATCCTCGCCAGGATCTCCCTTCTCGCCCTTCTCACCTTCGATTTGCTTCAGCCAGTCCGCCGAGCCGTTTACCGGCTCAGCTGCAGTACCGCTCTCGTTAGTGCAGAGCCACACAGCGTTGTTGTGGTTCACCTGGTCGTAATAGTCGTAAGTAGTGCCACGCTGCCATTCGCCGCGGTAGTTCACCATGTGTATAGTCTGGCCAGATGACGATATCCACTCGAACGACGTAGATGTTATGCGCGAGCCATTCGGCGACAAACAGAACACCTCTCTGCCATCATGCGTGTAGCTATTGACACCCTTGTAAGCAACGATGCGTGGCGTGTCAGGTCCAGTAGTCTCTAACATAAGCACCCCTTGACGATCCATCTTTGCAGGGTCTTGGCAGCCGTCAAGCACAATGGTATCTCCTGCAGTTGGCTCATCGCTACCCTCCGCGCAGTTACCTTTGGCGAGCACGATCCAATTAAACAACTTGCCATCATAGAGCACATCACCCATACCATTAGTCACCACTTCAGCCTCGGTGCTCACCTCTGTTACAATGCGCCAGTAGAAGTGGTTCTGTTTGCCCTCGTACACACCAGGCTTAATGTCGAAAGTCTGGCAGCGTGCTTGGTCGCCAATCTTCCAATAGTTCTGAGTAGCCGTTGTGCCGTCGTCTGCGAGCAAGAAACACTTCCACCCGGTGAGGTTGCGTTGAAGGTCATAGATAGCTTGCACAGCCACAATCTTGCTACCAGCACCACTGAGGTAGATATTGCCACCAACGTATGAGAGCTTGCGCACCTCCAGCTCGTTGAAAATGGCTTTACCCCACACCATAAGGTCGGTGATGTCAAGGCGATACTTGCCGTCGCCACGGTCTACCAAGCCGAAGCCCGACTGCGATTCGGTGCTGTAAAGCATTGATGTGAGCTTGCTCAGTACTGCAGAGCCATCTTGAGCCATGCCGTGTGTACCAGAACCTACAGATAGTCCGCGCAAGAAGCGTATATGCCCCTCTGCCTTGTCGTCAATGTCGCGTCGCAGAAAACGGCTTAGGTCCAGCTTCTGCTCAACGACCTGCAACAGCCCCAGCAGCGCATTGCCGATGCGTTGTGCGGTGTTAGCATGAGTAGCACGCTCATCGCGTATCTGCTCCAAGTCTTTGCGTAGGCTATCGTTATTTGTTGACATATTACTCTGATGTTATTTTTATGATACAAAGATAAGGCGATGGAGGCGAGAATAAAAAAACGAGAAAAGCACTACAGCTGCGCTACCGCGCGGTCGATGGTGCTTGACCCACCAGTGAAGAGCTGACGTAGGAATGATGACACGAGACCATTGTATGTAGTGCCGTAGTAAGCAGCCTCGAACTCGTTGAGACGGTGTAGCGAGTACATATACTTCTTTGAGAACCAGTCGCGTTTCTGCCGGTGGTGTGGGTTCGACTTCCAGTCCTTCAGGAATGTCAGGTCGCCACCGTTGTTATGCCGGTAGCCGTTGCCGACACCACGCGCCACGTAGATGCCATATTCCAAAAAACGGTGCTCTATCGATGTCACCGGGCCAGGATGTATGACACCCTGCACGGAGCGCGACAAAGCACCGGTATCGTAAACTGGTGGCGCGAACTGCATCATACGCTCGCGCCACATCTTAACCATAAACTCGCTCCACCCCTCAAGCCACTTCTGGTGCTCGGCGTCGGTCATGTTCGGTTTAAGTCCAGTCTGACTGCTCATAACTAATATCTATAGGTTGTTCGTTCTGCACCATGAAGTAGAGTCCCGTCACGCCGTTCATGGCGTAGCGGCCAAACTCAGTAGAGTATATGTTGTTCAGCTGCAGGTACGTCAAACGCTCGTCGCCGAGTCCGTCTCGATCGTGCAGCAGTCGGGAATGAAACTGTCGGAACAACTGGCGGCAGAGGTTCAACTTCTGCTCGCGCTCCGCCATGTCGTCGTAGCGGTAGTGAGCTACGATGAAGACGGTGTAGACATCGCGTCGGAAATATCCCACGCCGTTGCTGAAGGTCTGCTGCGATGTGGTGTCGTCTACCATGATGAAGTTCTTGTACTTGCGGAACGAGTCCATAACACCTTGTATCGAGTCGGGACCAGAGCAGAGGCACGGGTGAAAGTCGTGCTCGGTGGCGAGGCGGTTGCTCTTCGCGAGTTGAGTGAAGTAGTCGAGAGCCGGAAATAAGTCTTTCATATATCACGTGTATTAACTTGTTAGCTTAGGATATTTGCGTTTGAACTCCTCTGCCTCACGCGCTTTGGCTTCGAGCTCAGTAAGAGCTCGCCAGCAGTCGGTCTGCTTTACAAGTGTCTCCTTTGTCACGTCGCCGTCGGTGAGAGCACGCAGCTGCACATTGAACGACTGCAGCATCGACAGCTCGGATATGTCGTCGTCGCTCTCCGTTCTGCGGAAGAAGTGTGGGAAGGCGTGCGACATGATGACTTTCACGTGCGCAAACCATGCAAGCGTGGCAAGGCGCTCCGCAGGTGTCAGTGTCAGCTCTGCTGGTCGCGAGAAGTCGGGATTGCGATAGAGGAAAGAGGCGAGCACATCGATAGCGTCATCATTGCCCGTAGAGTGAAAGCGTTGGTAGTACTTCTCCATGCAGAGGTACTCCTCGAAGGTTATGATGCGATGGTGCTCGGTGTCCTCCTGCAGCAATGGATGGACAGCTTCGAGCCCCTGGACAACATCCAACCTATTATCCATTTGCTCTATGCTGTCCACCCAAGCGAGCTGCTCCAGGAACGAGCGTATCTGCCATAGCTGCAGATAGAACACTCGTTTGCGCTTCTTGCCCTCGGGCTGATAGACACACTGCCATCCGAAGCGGTTCTTCTTGATGACGTTGATACCAGTGAAGCGCACGAACATATATGTCTTCACCATCACCTTGTCGGCGAAGGTGGAAAGCAGAAAGAAGGTGTAGCGCAGCTGCTCTTGTGTCAGCTCGCTCCACGACTTGGGGCATGTGAGTTCTATTTTTTTATCCATTGAAGAGAAATGCAGAAGATTCTTTTTTGTTGCTGAACGTCAGCATGTGTGCAGAGCTGTACGCCGTAGTAGTGGGGTAAATGCAGAATGTCTCCGGATTGCCCTCAACGAGGCGCTCCATGCGTCGGAAGAGAGCGGAGTGCAGTGCTCCGTCACCGTCGGCAGCCCAGAGGTCGACGAAGTCGCGCGCCAGCTGAACGAACCCTCCGTACTCTGCCATGTCCTTTTTGTCTTTGCATCGATAAGCCTTCAGCACATCGTCTATCTGCTCGTCGGAGAAGCGCACGCGCAGCTGCTCCTCTGCCTCGCTGATAGCACGTTGCATAGCCTCCCAGTCCTTGTACGACCGGCTTTGGATGCCTTGTGCAAAGAAGAAGTAGTGCTCCGTGTATATGTGGCGCACGAAGTTCTGCGCCTGCTCTGTCACGCCCCACTCCTCAGAGCGCAGCTGCTGTACCACCATAGCACGCGCACGGCACAGCGCAGTGCGCAGCTGACCCTCAAGAGCATCAACACGCTGCTTCGAAGCCGGCGATATAGTGTCGTTCGACACTATGCCGAAGCCTGTAGAAGTGAGCACGAGGTCGAGCTGTCTGAACACCGAGAGGAACGCATCTACGCACACCAACATCTTAAAGTAGTACTTTAACGGTTCGCTCTCGTCGGTTGACTCAACTCGCTGAGCACCAGCCTCGCCGAGCAGCATGTCGTAGTAATTGTTGAGTGCTGCTTCTATGGCAGGGTACACTGCCTCGAATACCTCGTCGTGTGCTGATGCGCCCACTGGCAGTGAGCGTTCAAAATCTTCTTTTAATATTGCTATCATACTATGCCTTATGAGCCTCGTTAAGCTTTGTGTAAGCTACGAGGCGAATGTTAATAATTACTCTATAGTCTCATTGCTTGCGCTCACCTTCTTTGCATCTCGCTTCTTGTCGAGCGTTGTGAGCATGATCATCGGTACGTCAACAGTGGCTTTTTCATGCCACTTGTTGTAGTGGAGTATCACGTGATACGGCTTGCACATCACGTCGTGGCAAGGCTTCTCGATAGCCTGCTTCAGCGTGAAGAGCTCGCGCTTGTCGGAGCCCGAGTTGTTCATCTGGCTTTTGCCCGGAGTAGCGCCCACAAGGTTCGGGTGAATGCCGAAGGCGAAGCACAGAGCGTTCGAGGCCTCCGACATATCGTCGCTCCAGTTGCCACCCTCCTTCTTCGAGGCATCGTTGAGCGGTACGATGCGCACCATGCGGTTCTCCTTGCCGTTGGGGTCTACGTAGTAGCCGCTGATCATCGCCTTGCCGGCGTTCTCGATGCCCGTCACGAAGTCGATGATGTTCTGTTTCTCCTGCTCCTTGCGCTCTCGGCGCTTCTGCTCGTCAGAGATCATCTCGTTGTCGCACACGTTATCCCAGTAGTCGTCGTGCACCTCAATCTGCACCCTCGGAGCCGACGTGTTCTTAATCATGTAGCGTTTGCCGATGCCTATCAAGCGGTAGATGTCAAACCACGTGTCGCGGAATATCGACGAGTAGTAAGGCACGGGGTATGTCTGCGTGCCCGGCGTTGCCATACGGCTCACGATGGCGAATTTGCGGTCTTTTGTAGGCTTGCGTCGCAGACCCGTCTGTGGGTCGGGCTCAGCACCCATGCGCACCAGGAGGTCTCCTAATGGGTCCCAGTAGTCGAGTAGAGGAATTGCCTCTATCTTCGACTCGTCGAGGAAGCCCAAGCGCCAGTCGCCATAGAACACGTGCTCCGGCTTGCCACTATGGGTGCTCGATGCAGCTTCGAAGCGACAGTAGGAGGCATCCTTGTTGCGCACCGTCACGATACGCTCGCCGTCGCGCGAGAGAATGACCACCGTCACCGAGAACGAGTAGAACTTCATATCCGTAGCCTGCTCAAGGAATACCTCCTGGAGCGAGTTGCGTAGGCAAAACTGCAGTATGTCAGGATCGGAGACATCTTGCTTTGTCTTGCGGTCGACGAAGCGCACGCCCTGACCATAGCATGACACGATATTGAACTGCTGGCACTGCGCCGTAATCATGTTGGACATTATTTCACGGCGCAGACGATAAGGCAGCTGGTCGTCGTAGCCCCACTGCACGTACTTATACTGCTTGCCACCGACGGTGATTGGGCGCACGAGATTACTGCCAGGCAATCGATCATCGTCGAAGATGGTGTTCGAGTCGGAGCCATACTCGGAAGTCACGGAGTTGCTCTGCCCCGCCGAGCCTATGCCCGACGGAGCTATGCGATAGCGGCGGAAGCCTTCGGCATCAGGCTGCGCCGATGTTGGCAGAAGAGTGTTGCTATTGGTCATAAGTAAACACGTTTGTTATTGATTTGTATAATAAAAATCTGTGGCAATGCACGTATGGCACGGTTGCGAGGGTTGCGCAGGCGCACATAGCCACCTCGCCAGTTGACGTGGTGCACCAGCCACCCCTTGTAGTGCAGCATCTCGCCGGTGCCACCCTCCCACGCATGGATATCGACGAGTGAGCGGTGCTGATAAGCCTGATCGAGCAGGCGCAGCATGTCAGCAAAGTGTATAGCGCCCATCACTCAAAGGTATTGTCGAAGGTGTTGTCAAAGATGCGTCCGGAGCGCAGCGTGTCGAACACGTTGTGGTTGCGCTGAGCATACTGGTAGCTGAAGGTGAAGCGTGGCATCGACTCGTCGTTGTTGTTGTACTCCGACTTTGAGTCGGTGACAATGACCTCTTTGCCTACATTGGGGTGTCCGTCCTTGAAGTTCACCACATGTATGCTCTTAGAGCGGAAGAGCTCGTCAGCCCAATTCGCCATTGCAAACGTGAGAAAGCCCGTGTCAGCCTTGAAGGTGCGTGTCTCGGCTATCTCGTAGTTGCGGTTATACTTGCCGATGTAGCCCTGGCTACGCTTATAGGTAGGCGCCACGGTGTGTGTACCCGTGCAGTAGAGCAACTCGTCGCAACCGAACGAGTTCTCGAAAACCAGGATGGGAGCGCAGTCAGGTTCGTCTAAATCGATAGAGAACCGGAACTTGCGCTGCCCAGCCTGGACCCCAAAACCTAATAAACAACTATCAGTATCGCTAACGAACTTGCTCGGAGTAACATCAATCGTAGTATAGCGACCATTGCCACCAACGGGCGAGAGCGAGAACTCCTTTGTAGTGCCATCGTCGTACTCGGCAATGACGGAAGCCTTGTCGGTGCCGATGTAGTGTAGGTATTCTAAGCGGTTTAGTGCGGTCTGCTTCTCGCCATCTAACATCGTGAGAAAATGCGTGTTGATGAAGTCGGTAGCAGGAGTGTTGATATCTGCCTCGCAGTATATGATCTTCGACGAGATGGTGGCAGTACCGCCATCACCCTCCCAAGCGTAGTCATCTTCTTCGATCTTGATGGTGAGGTTGATGCTCAAGTTCTGACGAGCATACGGAGTGAGCAGGCGGTCGAGCTCTACGAGTGTTATCTTGCCGTCGATTGGGAAGAAACGTTCTGAGAATATCTCCTTGCCGTCGATGGTAATGGTGACGGTGGTGCCTATTCGGCTGGCATCGTCGATGTCATCACTGGAGGGAGTGAACGAATATATCACGTCGGGGATGCACGACGAGAAACATGTTGCGGGTAGCGACTGAAGAAGAGTGATCATAAATGCTTGTTATTGGTTTGCAACGGCAAAGATATAACAAGCTCGCGACACGTAAGAATACAAAAACGGCGCACCCTATTCACATAGAATGCGCCGCAAGCGAAAAATGTAAAAAAAATGTTTTTTATCTTATGGCTCTATTTTATAGCATGTAGTGCATATCGCGCCAGAGCTCCCACCGTAGCGTACCGTCCCCAGCGGTCTTCAGTTCGTAGCCTTCGCCCTGCAGGTATAGCACGATCTCCATTGGGTGTATTGGCATGATGCTGTGCAGCTCGTCGGCTATCTCCTCCGTTGTCTTATACTCCGCCGTGTACTCCTCGCCAAGCTGAGATTTGCCAGGCTCCGGTGATCGCGAAGCAAGGTAAGCATCCATAACGGTAATGATAGCTTCAGCGCGGCGCACTTCGTTCTCATCTCTATCTGTTCTGTTTGTTGTCTCCATAACATTCTCCTTTCTGCTTATTGTGCTTTTAAAACTTCGTTTAGCTGTCGGCGCAGCTCGTTAAGGTTGCGCATGAGGTCGGCGGTATCGACAAGCTCTACCGTGTCGCTAATCTCCGCCGTTTCTTCGAGCAGGCGGTCGATGGTGTCGCGGAGCAGATCTATCTTGTTCGCTAAGTTCTCCTTGTCGAGCAATACTCGTACGGGATTACAATCTATTGTTATCATGCTTCGCCTCCTTTCTCTACTCTTTCGACAAGTTCTTCAAGAGCCTTGTAAGCACATTCGATTTCTGCCAACTTCTTTCTGTATGTGCAAAGTCTCGCACGACAGCGGCAGCTGAAGTGCGGTATGAGCTTCACTTCCTTCAGCGTAACTTCCACTCTCATGCCGAGAGCGTAGCGCAGCTTTTTTTGGCTCTCGCGGTGCATCTTGTGCAGACCGTGCATAGTCTTGAAACGTGTCATGCTTCGCCTCCTTTCTCTACCATATCAACATACTGTGCTAACCACTCAGCGCTCACCTTGCCGGAGATTATCGGCTGCATACGCTGCGTACCGCCCTTGTTGAGGTATTTGAGTATGCCCTGCACCGGATGGAAGTAGACCGTAGCCACCTCGTTGCCAACTCTCGTGCCCTTGATGACATCGCTGATCACCGCTGCACGGCATAGCTTGCCGTATCGGTCCGACGCCTCAGTTGTCGTCTCGAACTGCATCGCAGTGGTGCGGCGCGGTCTCTCGATGTCAGCCTGAAGGACTATCGCTTCAATATCGTCAAACACGGTATCGATGCGCTCCGTCTCCATCAACATGCCGTGCAGCGGAGAGAGCATCTTGCAGACCAGCTCCTGAAACTTGTTTTTAGGTGCATAGGTGTTCACAAGAACCAATGAAAGTTCGTTGTAGAATGGATGTTCGTTCATGCTTCGCCTCCTTTCTCCTCCTGGTTTAACTTGTAGACGTTGTAGCCCGAGAGGACTACACAGCAGAGGGCGGCGAGGATGCTGCTCTCTGCGCTGATGGCGCCAACGCCGAGAGACAGAAGCGCAGCATGAACGCGCAGAACCTCGCGGCGTGTCACCTCGAACTCGCAGATTGTGGTGTAAAACTTGCTCTTTCCGTTGAGCCACGCCTTAACGGAGGCGGTGCTGATGCTAAACGGGCGCAGTTGAGCGGTGCGCTGGATAGATGCAGATGTTTGCATAATACACTATTGTTGTAGCCTTATTACCGGAGAACCGCTCCGGCGCGGGTTGACGTAGGGGTACGAAAAAAGCGGCTCGTCCTTCCTCGTCTGCTACAACAATAGTGCTTTCCGCCACAAAGGGCAATAAAAACACGTGGAAGGCGAACCGCCGTATTCTGTCTCTGGCATCTCCACATGATGCGGAGTGCTCCGCATGAACAAAGGGCTTGCTCCCCTCGTACCGATGCGGCATATTATGGGCAAAAAAATAAGCCCACAACGTTTAGAAAAAGTTGGTTGGGCTTGAACATATCGTCTCGCCCTTTGTTCATGCGGAGTGCTCCGCACTATTATTGTAGCGATGACAAAGGTAGAGATAAAAATCTGAACGTGCAAGGAATTTGCGAGGAATTTTCAGAAAAACACAAAAAGAGTATTATTACCAATACTTTTGTGGCTAAAAATTTGCGTATTAGTATTATTTTTACTACCTTTGCATTGTCAAACAAAAGCTCTTTGATATGAAAAAGTACAAAGTATCTGAAGTCATCAAGCTGCTGGAGCGAGACGGATGGGTGAAAATAGCCGAGAAAGGCGACCACAAACAATTCAAACATCCGGATAAGCCAGGTAAGGTGACGGTAAGAGGGCAGAAGAGCGAGGTGCTTAGCCAATTTCTTCTGAACAGCATTTGGAAGCAGGCGGGGTGGCGATAAGCCCCACCCCTCTCCAAGGTTTGACAAAATAACAACAACAAATAACCTATATTGATATGGAAAAGATTATTGTAGAAGTGAGATGGTGCGACCATAATTTTGGAGCCACATTATCAGACAACGTGCCAGGAGCCATCGTCATAACTACCAAAACCTATGACGAGCTACAGAAGGAAGTGCCTGAAACACTCCAGTTTCACCTTGAAGGGATAAAAGCCGATGGCGACGAGATACCGCAATGGCTCGCCGACGGCGATTACGAGTTGGTCTATCACCTCGACACAGCTGCGCTCATACGATCGTGCGAACGCTACGCCTCGCTTGCAGCTATTTCGCGCGCATCCGGAGTGAACGAACGCCAACTAAGCCACTACGCCAACGGACTTAAGAAGGCTCGCACGCAGCAGCGCGAGCGCATAATAAACGGATTGCACAAAATAGGACGCGAACTGCTGTCCCTATCATAGAGCAAGTTTGACAACCACAGCAAGCCCGACCACCAGAAATGGAGGTCGGGCTTTATATTTGCAAAAACTCTCCAATATTGGGTGAATTGGAGAGAAATGGAAATAAAAAGCCCGTTGTACAGTACCAAGTTATCAATATAATCGCTAACTTTGCATCAAGAAACAAACTTACCAATATGTTAAATATACTCGGCAATATAATCGCTTTCGTGAGCACATTCGTAGTTATTACTACGCTGCCTATGACGTTCATCCGCATAGCCGTGGCTACGTTCAGCCACAGCAAGCAGATGAAGGAACGCACCGAGTCTATAATTGTAGCGATAAGTATGGTTCTTGCCATTATGCTTATACCATTCTATTACTATCCGTATTAATACTCCTTGCGGTTGTCGTTCTGAGTTTTGTAAAGTTCAAGCATAGCCACCTGTATCAAAAAAGCGGCTTAAATCCTCACAGACTCCCACCGCTATATAAATGTTTTAAAATTTTGATGCTGCAAAGTTAACCAATTTCGTGGAGACACGCAAATGAAAAATCCCCCGATGCGTCACGCACCGAGGGAATAAATAGATCTTTTATATGCCGCATGGTCGGGCGGCGGTGTTGAATTTATTAAACAGTGACCATTTCAATATCTTTGGCAAGTCGGCGCAATCCCGACTTTATTTTCTCCACCTGCTGATGGCGCGGCTTCGACAAGCCGCTCGCATAGTGTGAGAGCTGCTTCTGGTTGATGCCCGTTATTGACTGAAGAGCGGCAAACGAGAATATGCCACGATAGTAGTCGAGCAACGTAGCCACATCAAAATCGTAGACGAGCCTATACTCACCGTCAAACACCTCCGGGTATACATCACCGTCTTTACGTCTGCCTTCGAGCCAGAAGTCAACACTCTCCTGGACATACTCCTTAAAGCCCTCAAGGTTGCCATCGTAGGCAACAACCCAACCCGGCAGTAAGTCGCAAGCACAACAGTAGCCGTCAGCAGTACGGGCAGCTTTAATCACAACATCGTTCATAATATATTGTTTTATATGTTAATCTTAAAATAGGTGGCAGCCACGACCGCCACCTTACTTTGTCGAATATCAAAACAAGCGTCTGCTTCGAATGTGTGTGGGGGGAGGGGCGGAGCTTCAGCTCCACCCCAGTTTGTCAGAACCTAAGCCCCGACTGCCGTTCAATACTACTGAGGAGCCATCCGCAGATAGATGTTGAAGGCTTGCCGTTGACAGTTACAACACCCTTTTTTGTAGGATGTTTAAACTCTCTGTGGTCCCCGTTGTAACGGTCTAAGTACCAACCGTCGTCAGTCAAGATTCTCAGAATCTTAGAAACTTTTACATTTTTCATAGATCGCTTGTTTAATAATTCAACACTGCAAAGGTAGTAATTTTACTACGAATAACCAAACAAAACAATAACTATTTTACTACGAAACATTAAAAAAGCCCCGGAACCGAAGTTCCGAGGCTGGTGTCAAAATAATAAGTTATTACAACTTGTCAGCCGTCATTCTCAGACGGTTTGCTATATCCACAAGCGCACCCTTAAGACGCTCGCGATCGATGTCGCTGAAGTCGTCGGGCTTGCCGTTGTTGCGTCCGCTGAACTTATGATAAAGCCAGCTGCGGGATTTTCCAAAATAGTTCTGTGCGAGATAAGCCCAATTAATGTCCTCGTACACGTCATTGAGTACCTGACGCACTGTTGTCTGCTGATTTACGATTGCGTATTCCATATTTATATCTTTTTTTATGCCCTCCCCCGAGAGGGAGGGCTTTTGGTTATTCATTCTCCATAAGCTCGTAGACTAAATCCATAATGTAGAATTCAAGTTCTCGTGCTCCGTTCGGGTAGGCTTTTCTGTAATTTCTGATAGCCTCAATCAGTTCTTTTTCTTTTTCTGTGTACCTCATAACTTTAATTATTTTGACAATGCAAAGGTAATCATCTTTTGGATATTATGCAAGTTTTTCAACATAAAAAAATCATCAAAAGGTTATTTTTTACAGAAAAAAGACCCTCGATGCGTCACGCACCGAGGGCTCCCAAATAGTTCTTTATATAATTTTCATGTGCCATGAAAACATTCAAAATCAAATTAGCGACACGTTAGGTATTACACCCTATTAAACGCCGTGCGTACGTCACGGGCAATATTGTCACGATCTTTTCTGAGGTTCTCCATATCTGTGTGACGATTTGATGGTTTACAGAACATCTCACGCTTCAGTGCCTCAATTTCAAGTGAGTTCTCTTCGTATTTGCCGGAAGAGGCATGGCGCAAAACAGTAAAACCATTTTTTACAAAATGGGTGATGTCGTTGATAATGCACATAATTTTGCCTCCTTGTTTTATTGTTTTAGATGTCATTTTCTTTCTTGCAGTTTGCAAAGTAAGCGATTTTTTTTGATATAATCACCTTGTTTTGTTAGAAAAATGAAAAAGCCTCTAAATGGTGGCTTTTTACCTCTTTGGGACCCGCCGCAAAAA